CCGGGCTTGCCGGGGTTCCACGCCACGAACCCGGCGAACGCGCGGGTTCCCGCGGTACGAACCCGCTGGCCGGTCTTCGTGCCGTTCGTGGGGAACCCCAGGGGGAGACGGAGCATCCCGCGCCCCGCTTGGGTTCCCCCCGCGTCGTTGAGAACGATGGAATCCACCGTTGCGTTGTTGATGTCTCCGATCATCCCGGAGAGGGCGCGCTCCGGTTGTTGGGAGTAGGAGAATTGAGGCGCGGTCATCGTGGTTGCCTTTCGAGTTGAAGCGTTGGGTTACGGGTTGAACGTTGAAGGTTGAGACCGCGCTACGCTTGCGGAACCAGCGGCTTCCGGCCGCGGTCGATGGAGTCTTGACGGAGTTGCGCCGCGGGCGAGAGGGCCGGGCGCGCGGGCGCCGGGTTCGGGTTGGCGCCGGGGAGGGGGGTTGCCCCCAGGTTGGCGCGGGCGACGGAGGGGTGAACCCGGGCGGGGTTGCGCGCCGAGTCTTGCCGATTGTCGGGTTGCTGCGCGGGCGCGGGGTTGCCGGGTTGCGCCGGGTCCGTGTTGGCCCCGTCCGTGTTCGTCTCGGCGGGTTCGGCGGGTTCGCTCCCATCCTCCGAAACCATCCCATCGAACACGCCCATGACGTACTCATCCGACTTCCCGGAAAGGTCCACGTTGGGCGCGGCCTTGGCGATGATGTCTCGCATGATGTCCACGGAGGTCTTCCCCTCCGGGTTGTAGTCCGCGCCGAGAACTTCCGCGGCCTTGACCATGACTTGAAGGTCCGACGAATCGAACTTCGCCACGGTCTTGACCAGGGCTTCGGCCTTCTCCGCCCGCGCGACCGCGGCGAGAAGTTCGGCCTTGTGCTTCTCCGCCGCCGCGGTTGCCGCGCCGTTCTCCGAATCGAACCGCTGGAATTCGCGCGTGATGGCGCGCTCCAACGCTTCGTTGTCCGCGTCGGTTCCGCCGATGACGTACTGAACCCCGTTGATGGTTACCTTGCGCATGATGATTGTGTTTCCTTCCGAACGGGGTTGAAGTTCCCCGGTTGATTCTCCCGCGAAGTTTCCTTCCGAGTCAAGCCGCAAGGCTACACCCGGACCTTGACGGCCCTTCACGGTAACCGCTACGTGGTTGTAACGGATCTTTCGTTGTTGGCGGTCAAAGGGTTCACCCTGGGGGGTTACCCCGGGAGTAGGATCAATCACGCAATTGTAACCCGGTGAAAGTTGGGTACGGCGCTTCGCCGCGATGTCATCCAACAACTCACCATCTTGAACAACCACGTTGCCAGTGATGAACGGTGCTTGAGGTTGGATCGAACCTCCGGCAACGTGCCCCCTGGTGTGTTCGCGGAAGTTCCCCCGGTCAACCAACCCGGGATGTTCCAGGGTAACCGGGATATGGGCCAACGTCGCGAGGGATTCCGGGTCGTTGACCTCTTCCGGGGAACGGTACTCCGTCACAACCGTTCCGTCCGGTTGCTGGTAGCGCACAAGCCCCGAAGTAGTGAGACGCGCCGGGATGATCGCTCCGCCCTGGGGGGTGCGTTCGATGTTCTCCGGGAACTCCGCGTCAAGGTGATGGACCCTGGTAGCCACGGGAGAAGACTACCACACAACGGGTGTCAATCGAAGATATGCGAAAGGTCTGGAGTTGCAGTACATCGACACTGGTAATCCATTCCGGGGTTGTTCTTCTCGCCGCGCTTTTCATTCGTGGTTGGAGGATCGTTGAAAGCGAACCTCTTTCCATGAAGTCGCCAATGGTTGCTTTGGGCGTTGGCCCATTTGCCCCCAGGGCGCCCGCGGACCCTTTCGTCATTCGAGGTAACCCAAATGTAATAATCGGCGCCGAGAGATTGCGCCCGGAACCTCTGGATATCCGCGTTCGTCTTCAACGTTTGATCGCGCGCCAGAAGCTCCGCATGGGACTCCGTGGTTCCAGTTGCCTGTTGAATCTTCGCGGCCAACACGTTGACGTGTTCCCCGTAGTTCTCCGCAATCACTTGTTCCGTGCGAACAACCTGTTCCCCGATCAACTTGCGAATCAATCCGGTATTCTTTCGACGGAACCCGTCAATGAACCTGGACATATCCGAAGTCTTCGCGCGATGGTCGATTGCGTAGATGGAAGCCTTGACCTTTCGACCATCCGCCACGGTATCAACCAACTTGTCAAACCCCCGGTTCGCTTCGCCGATGACCGCGCGTCCGAACTGGTCCACAAGATGGTTGAACCCGAAGTATTCCATGACCCCATCAATGGCCAGTGAAAGGCCATGCTCCGTCAACCCCCGCGCCCTGTCCGTGGATTGAAGCAACCTCACCAGGGCCGGGCGATTCCCCAACAACCGTTGAGCCAACCCGGAGTCATGGCGGTTGACCTTGTACGGCAACCCCAGGGCTTCAAGGTAGATTGATTCAATGTCCCGAACCAAGTTGGTAAGGGCGGAGGTATAGGCCACGGGCGCCGGAGCGGTTGGCGCCGGAACCCTTCGGCCGTTGATGGTCACAAACCGAATCACGAAACCCCCGGGATGGGAGGTTCACCAGGGCCGCGGTTCCCGGGGCCGGGAGGGGGGTTCCCGGGCGCCGGAGGGGCGGGGGGCGGGGGTTGCTGGTCCGGGTTGTCTCCGCCCTCTCCCGGCCCCCCAGGATCGCGCGGCGGGGGCATCCGAGAGAGCGCCGCTTGAACCGACACGTCAAGGGACGTGTAGTCCGGGCGCATGTGTCCGTTCGGCCCTCCGCGAAGGGTTGCGATTTGCTCCGCCGTGAACACCCCCGCGGAGACGTACGCGGTATCCATGGTGGAGACGGCGGTAGCTTGCGCTTGGAGTTCCGCCGCGGTGGGTTCGCGGAGGGGCGGAAACTCAAACTCCCAACCTCCAACCAGTTCGGGGAACATGGGGGCCGCAACCGCTTCCGCGATTGCGAGCATGGAGGGGAGAAGTTCGTTCGTCTGGTAGGTGGTAACGGAATCGTGCCATTGGCGTTCGTCCGCATCGCCGGTTGCCTGGAGTCCCGAAGGGGAACGGCCGTAGAGACGGGTCACCGGCATTTCAGCGGCGGCGGAGACCCGCAACAAAACCTGTTCCAGAACTTGAGCCGCGCCCGTGAGGGTTCCCGATTCCACACGATCGAAAGATTCCAAATCCGCATCAATCGCAAGCATCTTGAGAACGGAGAGGTTTTGCCGGGCTTGACGCAACCTGAACCGCACCAAGTCCGGGCGGGTCGTGTTCGCGGCTTGAAGTCCCTTGACCTTGAGAACTTTAATGGAGAGCTCCCGGAGAAGGATGGAGATTCCTTGCCACGTCTCCCCCATATCCCGGATGGTGTTGTAGATGCGTTGAAGGATGGAGTAGTTCCAACCCATGTTGTAAGCGCGTTGGATAGGGTCCAACCGAAGCCCGGAGAACATCGGAATCCGGGTCTCGTGAACCTCCGTTCCCAGGTTGCGGTAATTCAGAGTCATTCCCACGGGAACCACGCTGTAAGCGGACGGAGTTCCGAGGTTTTCGTTGTTCGGGTCCACGTAGTAACCCGCGGCGAGGAGAATTCTCCTGTCCAGTTGTTTGATGAACCGGACGGGTTCGCCCCGCTGGAACGGTTGGGTTTGATCGTTGCCGGTTGCCATCCACAACCCGCAATCCCCGAACAGACGGCCGAAGGTTGCCGCATCGCGGACCTTGGTTTGAAACCGCATGTTGTCGAGACGCTTGGAGACCCGTTCGATTTGCTCCGGGGTTGCGCGCTTGTGCTTGAGGATGGGCTTTCGCTTCATTGCCTCTTGCGGGAGAAGCGCAACCACGCGGTACGCCAAATCATCCCCATAGAAGATGTTTGCCAGTTCTTGAAGGGTGAGAAGTCGGTTGGGCGCGAAACTGGTTTCCGCGGATTCGCTGGTGTCTCCGATGCCCGTTTGAGGGTTCCACCACGAATCTTCCCGGAACTCCGACGCATCGAAACGGACCACGCGGCCCCCTTCGGGTTCCCCCGCGAGGATATCGAATGCCGCCGCGTACAGTTGATCCGTGGTGAGTTGTTGAAGTCCGTTGTCCATTGTCGTGTTCCTTTACGCGGCCAACCCATACTTGAACTGTTCGCCCATATACTTCAACCAAGACGCGGACCCGTTTTGAAGGAACCATCCGAGAGCTTGCGTTGTGGCATCAACGTTGTCATCGGTCGTGTACTTCGGAAACCGGGTGAGTTCTTCCCGAACCCGTTGCGTCCACGGTTGACCGCGGCGCACCTTTACTCTACCAGCGGCGAACGCTGGTGTACATGCAATCAACCGCGCCTCTTTCGATCCGAGAGGGGTAACGGGAGTCAACCCACCAACCTTCAATCCCAACATGGTAATGATGGCCGGACCATTGGCCTTATCTTCAATCAACTTTGTCATAATCCCGGGGTTCGCTTGCGTCATGGCTTCGATGTTGGCCATCGTTTCGATGATGTTCCATTGATCGTTGCGAACCTCCGTGAGATAGAAGCAATCATCCGAGGGGAGGTAATACCACACATGCCCCGCAACCCAATCACTGGACGCAAGGTCTTTGAACGAACTATCCCAGGATTGAACTCCGATGGCCCCACGCAACTCCAGTTCGCGGGAATCCCAATCGTGTTCCCCAATCCATTCATCTTTAACGATGTTACCCCCGGGGATAACGGGGTTTTGGTTGCACTGACATTCGTAAAGAATCGGCCCCATATCCCGCTTCAACTCCGCAACGGCTTTCGCATCAAACCGCTTCGGGCAAAGCAACTCCCCCGCGACCGTCCGCGGGTCTGAACCCCACCTGGAGACGTACCGTTTCTCCGGGACGAACTCCATTGGAAGAAACACATGGACCCATTCACCGGGTTGGGTTCGCAGAAGATGACCGCACAAGTCCCCGTCATGGAGACGTTGCATCACCACGATTCGCGCGAACCTCCGCGGGTCCGCTTTGCGCGTGGCCATCGTTCCACTGAACCACGTAATAACCCGGTTCAGGGCGTTCCGTGTGTCGTTGCTGGAACCTCCCAAGACATCCTGGGGTTTCGTCGGATCATCCACAACCTGTTTGTGCGCGTGCCACCCCGTGGCTTTTGACTGAACCGTGGTGGAGAACCTGAATCCCCCGGCCGTGTTGTACCAAACCCCCAACGTATCGCTTCGGTCTTTCGACTTGTCGTGTTTCGCGTGAACCACCGAACGGTGGGAACACGTACCGGGGCGATGGTTGCAAAGGTCTCCGAACAGGATTCGGAACATGGTTGAATTGACAAGGTTGCGCGACTTCTCCGAATCGCGCACGGCCAACGATTCGTCAAACGTCGCAAACATATAGCGGTCACCCGGGTTGTACATCAACCAATCCCAAACCGGATACATGACCGAAACAATCGAACTCTTGGAGGTTCCCGGAGGTTGATTGATAATCAAACGATCAATCTCCCCACGGGAAACCGCTTCAAGGTGATTGCAAATCAACCGGATATGCCAGTCATCCGCGAACACCACCCCGGGCTCCACCGTGGGCCAGAAGAACCGCACGAACTCATACAACCCACCCTGTTCGATCTTGTCGCGAATCCGTTTCCGGTTCCGCTCAATCGACAGTTCCGCGGGCGAGGGAGGGAGAGATTGGAAGGGCGCGGCCATGGCTATTCCGCCGCCCTGGTGACACCTGGAATCGGGGGTTCGCCCGGCTCGAGGGTTCCGGCCGCACGATCCATCCGGGCGCATTCTTCGGCCAACAATTGATCCTCTGGATACCCTCCCAAGTCCGGGTTGTAACGCTTCCCATCATCCGGGTTGGGCGGGGAGATTGAGGCAAGGGACTTGGACAACTTCTCAAACATCGCCACCAAGTCAACCGGGTCAATGGTCTGGTTCTTTCGGCGCATTGCTTCCAATGACCGTTCAAACTCTGCCATCAACGAACCACTGGCCAGACCCGCGAACGTCGCAAGGTTGGTTTGCGCCGAGACGCACACACCCCGGATGGTCTCGGCGGTTCCCTGGACGATGGCCGAATCAAACAGGTTCGCCCTTTCCTCCCAATCAAATTGTTTCATCCAACCATCAACCGCGTTGGGTTGGTGCTTGCGCTGGATTCGTTCCAGGTTGAGACGCGGGATGCGGCGCGGGGTCTCCCCGGTCATATCCCAACCCATGGCGAGGTAATCCGAGAACGCCGCGTAAGCGTTCTCCCCTTCGCCGGGGTATCGGGTTGCAGCGGGAAGCGTGGACATTGCCCGAAGATACCACGCCGCGGAGCTCTATTGCCACAACGCGGTTGTTCGATGAACCAGCGGTATCCACACACGTAGAGAGGTTGGACCCGGGTTGGTTGTTTGAAGGTTGAGGTTAGGAATTGGGGTTTGAAACCTCAAAACTAACTATGTCGTCGCATGTAGGATAGTGTCGTTGCCAGAGTTAGAAATGAAGTCTTTTCCACTACTTAGCAACCATGGAGGTTAGAAACGACACCCTTGGTACCTTACTTGTGGTCTAAAAGGGAGAGCATGGTAATTACAGTGGAGTTGTAAATTACAGTATACCTATAACGTCATGTACTCGTTTATAGAGGGGAGCGCGGCAACACAAGGGTGTCGCCAGAGCTTTCCATTGGCAAATTGTTACGTGATTCCGCGTACTTACAAACCATGATACGACACTATCCCACATGCGACGACAGGGCTAAAAGTCTGGAAAGAAATCCAACCCAATTGCGGAGCATGGCTTGACGGAACCCGAAAGATGCGAGAAAGCGAAGAACGGAGGTCAACGACCATGGAACGCGACGGTTCAGAAACGCCGGGAAATCCCGCTACGATGTCTCTTCACGTCTACAACAAGGTTCACAAGACGGACGGTTTCGTTACCGTTCAACTGTTGTCCAGCGGAACGGCGGTTCTCTCCGCCGCGGCCTATCGCATCGCGCGCAATAGGTTGTGTCTCGCCCGGGTTGCGGGTTACGTGACGGGTTCTCACTGTGATTGTGGGTTGTCGGTTGAAGCGGGGCGTTGCCGCAAGGGAGCCAACGGAGAAACGTACGTTGATCCTGGTTACCATTGGGCCGTGTCGATTGAAGGCCAGAAGCGCCCTATTCGCGGAACCGGGTTCAGCATGGGGGATGCTCTGGCGCGAGCAAAGGCCAGCGCGCGGGAAGACCCGAACAAGGTTCCCGTCGGAATCAACATCCTCAAACTCACCTACGATCCGAAGGAACCCGGCAAGATTCCCATTGCTCGGATCGTGTACGGCGGAACCTGGAACGCGGAACATGAAGTATGGATGGACGCGCTCCATCCTTCGGAGGTTCACGTCTACCCGGAACTTCAAAGACAGAACCCCGGCCATGGGGAGGATTCCGAACCCCTGGAGTTCCCCGGCCCGTTCAGTTTCGATGACACGGACGAACCTCCCCCGCGCGCGGGTTAGGATGGCCCTTCCGGGCGCCCGAATCCCTGGGATGGGTTCCCGGCCATACCAACCCCTTCCCGGCCCTGGACGGGCGCCTAGAGGGTCCAGCGCGCCGAGAGTGTTGACACCCCCGCCGCGCGCCCTGTACGTTCACCCCTGGTGTGTCACTTCGGCCGCTTGAAAGGCCGCGCT